CGACTTTAAGCCTGGTATTACAGCTCCACCGTTCCATCCTTATTGTCGTTCTACGATGATACCGTATGTACCGCTGGCGCAGCGGGCATCACGACCAGATACTAAGACGGAATATGTACCCGATATATCTTACGAGGAATGGCAAGCTACCTACCTAAAGTAGCGCCGCTAGACACATATCATTCATTTATCTAACCCTTGTCTTTTTAAATACGTTACAGACGAAAAAGAATAACGTATTACATCCTTTAAATAACTTGTGAGATGCTACTCACGAAAATAAAACGAGTTTCATTATAGGAGAATACTAACAATGACAAAAGAAGAATTACTTGCACTCAACTTAACAGAAGAACAAGCAACAGCGATCATCGAGGATTATGGCAAAAACTATGTAACAAAGTCTCAGTTTAACGAGAAAAACGAAAAATATAAGCAATTAAAATCCGAGATCGAAACCACACGAAGCGAAATCAATAAACTAACCGAATCTGAAACAGCTAATGAAACACTTAAAGCACAGATTAAAGAATTACAAGATAAAGGTGATACTCAATATGCACAACAAATAAAAGATATGCAAGTCGATAACGGTATCAACACCGCAATTCTTCAATGCGGCGTCAAGAATCCGAAAATCTTAACATCCCTCTTGAACAAGCAAGCTATCGAATTAAAAGAAGACGGCACTATCACAGGCCTTACCGAACAAATCGAAGCTTTAAAAGAATCGGATCCTTATTTATTCGCCGAATCTAAACCAGTCGGTGTCGTACCTGGTGAATCTAACGCTAATCCAAATCCTGGTATTACGAAGGAACAATTTAATAAAATGTCTTACAAGGATAGGGTAGCATTACAAGAAAGTGACCCGGCCCTCTACACTGAATTATCTAACTAATTATTTAACATGGAGAACATTTAAACAATGGCTAACGAAACAAAACTCGCTAATATTATTAATCCACAAGTTATGCAAGATATGGTATCTGCAGGCTTGCCTAAAGCATTAAAATTTACACAATTCGCAGCAGTAAACGAAGACCTTAAAGGTGTTCCTGGTGACACTATCACAATTCCAGTTTGGGCTTATATCGGTGCAGCTGAAGACGTTGCAGAAGGCGCAGAAGTAACGACTACTACTATGACTGCTTCTACTAAAACTGTACAAATTAAAACAGCTGGTAAAGCTATCACATTGACAGATAAAGCAGTTAACTCTGGTTTGGGTGACCCTGTCGGCCAAGCTACTCATCAATTATCCTTGTCTATGGCTGATAAAATCGATAACGACGTATTAGCAGCTTTGGGTACTACTACTTTGGCAGCTACTTCCACAAAAGTTATTTCTTATGAAGGCGTTGTAGCAGCTGTCGATAAATTGAACGAAGAAGGCAACACAGACAAAGTATTGTTTATAGCTCCTTCCCAAGTAACAACACTTCGTTTAGACCCTAACTTCATCGACCGCAATAAATATAATGCCGACGTAATGATGAACGGTGAAATCGGTATGATCGCTGGCTGTCGTGTCGTTGCATCTCGTCGTATCGATGATTCTAAAGCTACTATCGATAACTACATCGTATGCTTATCCCCAGAAGTAGAAGACGGTACTCCAGCTCTTCCAGCAGTAACTATCTACACTAAAGCTGAAGCTATGCTCGAAACTGAACGCCATGCAAAAGCATTGTCTACTGACGTAGTAGTATCTGCACACTATGCTGTAGGTTTGACTAACGAATCCAAAGTAGTAAAAGCAACTTTCAAAAAATAATAAGGGTTAAATAATCATGGATAACATAAAAGAACTTATTCGCTTCACGACACATTTTAACGTGACTCCAGAATATGACAATGTTCTTCAATACATCTATGATACGGAACGGCAATTCCTTCTTAATATTCTTAATCAAGAAGAGTTGCCGTCCGAACTCTCTGGCCTGCTCGATAAAAGAGTAGCTGCAAGGTTTATCGATCATCATAAGGATATCATTCTTAAAGAAGCCGACTTACAACCTATTAAGCGGTTAAAAGAAGGCGATACCGAAATTGAATTCGACGGCGATAATACCTTACATTATTTAACTTCTCTCATCACTAAATGGACTTCCTTAGAAGGTACAGATATAACATGTTATCGAAAACTAAAATGGTAGCTCGTCAACATTTCGAGCGTTTATACCAAGATACATGTATTCTTACTGAACAGAAGAAAGCCATTCAAGATCCTCTCATTGGCATAATTAAGAACGGCGAACTCGAAGCAATCAGTTACCCTTGTCGAGTTTCATTTAAGACTCTTCAGACTAACGACATTATTAATAAGCTACCATCGGCTTCTCAGACCGTAGTCTTATTCATTTCGCCCGATGTCGAAATTAAGCCAGGTACCGATATCGAGGTTATCCGTAACGGTCGACACTTCGCATATACAGCTTCTTCACAAGTAGCGTTATACGATACTCACCAAGAGATACAGTTAACGCTTAAGAGTAAACATAATGGCTAACGTTACAGTCGACCTTTCGGGATTCGAAGAATTATTAAAGAAGACTCAAGAGCTTCAGAATAATATATCGTCCCTTAACGAAGAAATCACCGACAACTTAGCACAACATTATTTAGCCGAAGCTATAGCGAATACACCAGTCGGAGCGATAGCGATATCGCCGGACGGTAAATACCGTTCCGAATCGGAACACATGAGACGATCCTGGGAAGCAGAACGCATTAACGATACTACCGTTAAAGTACAGAATTCAGCTTCCTATGCATCTTACGTTAACGACGGCCACAGACAACGACCAGGACGTTTTATACCCGTACTCGGTAAACGTCTTACTAAGTCGTTTGTTAAGGGCCTACATATGCAAGAGAAGGCAGAAGCGGCTACGAGAAGAGCTTCAGACAAGATCATGAAGAACGCGCTCGACGACTACTTACAAACGTGGAGCAAATAATGAACTACATTAACGAAATCATCGACGGCATAGCTAAATCATTATTTAACTCTTTTAAACATCCTATATACATCGACGAGATTAAATCAGATGCACAATTCCCTTGTTTCGTAATAGAGACACTTAATACAGAACAGAAGCATTTACTAGATATACGTTATGAACGCAGAAATGACTTCGATATTATGTTCTTTATTTCTGACGACGACTACATCGAAGAACAGAAGGTACAGATTAATCCCGTAACGGAGAGTTTATATTTCGACTTAGAGTATATAACACTCTCTGATGGATCACTACTCAACGGCATCGATATGAGTCACAGGATAACGGACGGCATCTTACATTTTAAAGTCTCTTATGAGTATCACATATTAAAAACTATTAAAAGAGATCCTATGCTTAATTTAAAACAACATCAAGAGGTAACAGATAATGCCAAGAACAAAGAAAACTGAAGAAGTAGTCGATACTAATATTGCTGTCGAAGAAACAGCTCCAGTTCCTACTTTTACTCCAGAAGTGATTATTGCTTCTGAACGTTTTAAACAATACGCCGACTTAATTGCCGCTGTAATCGAAGATCGCGAATACAGCATCGAAGAGGTCGAAGCTTTACTACAAGATACTCTCAATAAACCCGTCATTGAAGTTTTCAATGACGAAATCTTTAACGATTAATTTTTTTACATAAAAGGAGAACTACTCAATGGCATTAGGTGGCGGTTACTGGCTATTTCAAAATAAAACATTGCCAGGCGCATATATCAACTTCGTCTCCAAATTAAAACCATTCGCAGAAATCGTAGATCGCGGTTATGCGACTATGGCACTTTCCTTAGACTGGGGCGAAACAGGCAAAATCGTGCGTGTCGAACAAGAAGAATTCCAAAAGGATTCCCTTCGTATCTTCGGTTACGATTATGCTCACGAAAAAATGAAAGGTCTACGTGACTTATTCATCAATACTAAAACATTATACTTATATCGTTTAAATTCCGATGCAGTTAAAGCACAATCTACTATCGCTACAGCTACATGTGGCGGTGTACGTGGTAACGATATTGCTGTCGCAGTGGCGGCCGATATTAACGATGCATCTAAATATACAGTAACGACTTACTTGAAAACTGACGGCGTCGTTAAGAAAGTCGACGAACAAACTGGTCTTTCTACACCTAAAGAACTAGTTAACAACGCATTCGTTACGTTTAACGAAATGTCCGCATTCACAGCTCAAGCGGCTACATACCTTAATGGCGGTACTAACGGTACTCAAGTACAAGCATCCGACTATCAGAAATATATCGAATTGATCGAGCCGTTCTACTTCAACGTGTTAGGTTATGCCGGCACAGATCAAACAATTCAAAACTTATTCATCGCATTCGCTAAACGTACTCGTGAAACGACCGGTCAAAAATTCCAAGTATGCCTTTATAACAATACGAAAGCTAATTACGAAGGCGTTATTTCTTTAGCTAATAAAGTTAATGATCACGGAGCCGAACCTGGTTCTGGTGTCTACTGGTTAACTGGGGCCGAAGCATCTTGTCCTATTAATAGATCCCTTACAAACCATGTATACGATGGTGAATATGACTTTAACGTTCAGTATAAACAATACGAATTAGAACAATTTATTAAAGGCGGCCAAATCGTATTCCATAACGTAGCCGATTCTGCTTCCGGTAACGTGAAAGGCAACACTCGTTTATTATCCGACGTTAATACATTTACCGAATTCTCTAAAGAACGCACTAAAGACTTCGCATTAAATCAAGTTATTAGAGTCCTCGATAATTCCGCATACGATGTAGCTCGATTATTTAACAACTATTATTTAGGTAAAACACCTAACGATAAAGATGGTCGTATTGCATTATGGAACGACATCGTTAAACTATTCGAAGATTATGCTAAAGTACGTGCAATTAAAGAATTTGAATCTAAAGACGTTCAAATTCCGACAGAAGGTGACGAAAAAGGTTCCGTAGTCGTAAACTATGAAATCAATCCGACAGTCGCTATGGATAAATTGTACGCGACTTGTTACGTAAAATAAGGAGCTAGTTATTAATGGCAAATGTTCAAACTATGTTAGCAAAAGACGTTATCCGTGCAGTCGAAGCTCGTGCTTATATGACTATCAACGGTAAACGTCGTTTGTTATTAAACGCTAAAAAAATCGAGATTAAGCTCGATAAAACTAAAGACGAAGTGTCTATCTTAGGTCGTATCACTAAAGGCAATAAATCTGTCGGTGCTAAAGGTACTGGTTCTATGACTGTATACGATAATACACCGATCTTCACAGAGCTTATGCTCGATTTCATGAATAAAGGTAAAGACGTATACTTCGATCTTCAAGTTACTAACGAGGATTCCGATTCCGCAGCCGGTACTCGTACAGTGATCGTTAAAGGTGTTAACATCGATAACTTCAATCTTACATTAGCCGATGCCGACGGTAAATACCTCGAACAAGACGTAGACTTCACATTCGAAGGTCTTGAAATTCCAGAAAACTTTAAAGAATTAGACGGTATGCAAGCCTAATTCATAACATGTAAATCTTAGATAAGGGGCCTTATGGCTCCTTATTATTCTATACAAGGAGATTAACCCTCTATGGCAGATATTAAAACTATGTCCTTAAACGGTTTCTTTAAATCTAATGTAAAAACTTTACCCGATCTTCGTGTCGTCGTATCTGAACGCTTCACTAACGAAGACGGTACTCCGATCGAATGGGTGCTACATCCTATTAGTACTAAACGCGTCGAAGAAATCACGAAACGCAATTCTCGTACTACGCTCAAGAACGGTAAGAAAGAAACGACTGTTAACGAAGAAAATCTTAATGCGGAACTTCTCGAAGAAGTCGTATTATTCCCTCGTCTTAATGATGCCGAACTACAAGACTCTTACGGCGTTACTTCCGTCAACGAATTATTAAGCGTTATGTTATACCCTGGTGAAACTCAAGTATTAACTAAAGCGTTACAAGATGTAATGTCCGGTGTTAAAGCTAACGATATCGACGAATTAAAAAACTAATAGAGGAGAATCCCGAGGCATATCTCTACCATAGGGCCCTACAAGATTTACATATACGTCCGCTCGAATTAAATTCTATGGATGATCAAGAACGCAATTTTATATTTGCTTCGATCGCGATGAGAGAACAGGAGCGGGCCCACATCTCTAAAGAATTAAAACGAAATAAATCAGGAGTAGAATATGTCTATACTATCTAACACGATAAAGTTAAATAACGGTGTTTCTCCTGTCTTAAAAGATATAACTCAAACGGCTAGTAATGCTTCGACCGGTATGTCGAGTTTTGCACAGCAAGTTACGAATACTGGTAATGCGGCCAATAAAGCAAATGGTTCATTATCTAACCTTAAAGCAATTTTCTTAGGTTCTTTAGGGGCTAATATAGCGGCGGCAGCTATTGCTAAAGTCGGCGATGCTATCAGTGGAGTATTCGAAGCCGCTCAAGAATTTGCTTCGATTCAAGCACGATTAAAATTAGTAGCCGGAGAGCAAGGCAACGTGGCCGGGTTAAATAAACAAATTTATGAGTCGGCTAGGCGTTCCCGTACTGAATATGCTTCGATGGCCGAAACAGTAGCGACGTTAGCACAATCGGCTCACGATGCATTCCCCGATCCTAAAGAAGCTATCGATTTTGCTGAAAAGATTAACAAAGTAATGGCTATCGGTGGTACGACTGGCGTCAATAAAAAGAACGCGATGATCCAGTTAACACAAGGTTTAGCTTCTGGTGCATTACAAGGTGACGAATTTAGAAGTATAGCCGAAAATGCTCCGATGATCGAAAACATCATAGCTAAAACTATGGGCGTTTCTCGTGGTGAATTAAAGAAATTAGCTTCTGAAGGCAAGGTTACAGCCGAAATAATTAAACGTGCTATGACAGATAATGCTGCCGAAATTGAAGAAGCCTATCGTTCATTACCTCATACATTCGCAGACTGGGCGACCGATATTAAATCAGTAGCTCAATATGCGTTTGCTCCATTATTTAACGTTATTAACGATTTAGCTAATTCACCAGAATTCAGACAATTTATCGATAGTATCGAAAACAATATCCAATACTTAGCTCCGATCATTACTAATATAGCTAACGAAATATCGTATGCATTTAAACAAATATTAACAGTCGGTCAACAAGTATTTAGTTGGTTACAAGAAAACGGTGAAATAGTTAGAGCTGTATTATTCGGTTTAGCAACCGTTGCGTTAGTGTATGCCGCTAACTGGGCCGTAGCTACAGCTTCGACTATTGCGGCTAGTATTGCTCAATGGGAATTAAATACTGCTATGCTAGCATGCCCAGCGACCTGGGTAGCACTCGCTATTATGGCTATTATCGGCGCTATTTATCTCGTAGTCGATGCTTATAACGACTGGGCCGGTACTTCGGTAAGCGTAGTCGGAATTATCGGTGGTTTATTCGGCTTCTTATTCTCCGTTATTCATAACGGTATTGCTTTTGTATGGAACATGTTTATTGCATGGGCTAACTTCTTAATGACTGTATTCAAAAACCCAGTACAAGCTATTAAGAATTTATTCGGTGACTTATGGAATAATATCGTCGATTATGCCGTACAAGGCATTAATGCAATGATCGATGTATTATCGAAAGTACCTTTCTTAAAGAATCTATTATCGGGTGTCGGTCATGTCGTAGCCGGTAACTTCCACGTAGAAACAACTAGTGGTCCTCTTAGCGACTATAAGATGAATTATACCGATACAATGAACGAAGCTACCTACGGTTATAATTTAGGCCAATCTGGTGCAGAACGTATCGGAAATATCTTTAAAGATAACGGTAGCTGGACTAACGGTAAAGAAAGCGATATCGACAACAATAATAAGCGCGATGCCGTAGCGAATGCTGCTAAAGATACGGCTAAGAATTCTAAGAAAACGGCTAAAAATACCGATAAAATGGCTAAAGGTATTGAATTAACGGCCGAAGAAATTAAAAATCTTCATGGTTCTTACTTAACAGATGCCGTTAAAGAATGGTCTAACCGAACAATAAATTTAAATGTCGTTAACCATAATAATATCGATTCTGACGTAGATCACGGCGCATTTACGACTAACTTCGTAGCCGGTCTAAAACAAGCACTCGAATCTAATCCTACGACTGGAGGTGTCATCTAATGAAAGGTCAATATTATTTCTATATCGGCAATATTCAAATTCCGATCCCTCCAGAGCAACTTAATATAGCTTTTTCTAATAAAAATGAAACAGTCGATTTGTTGAGTACTGGCGAAGTTAATGTCCCGAAGGATATGGGCCTCACCAATTATTCGTTTAGACTCTTGTTGCCAAACAGCAATTATCCATTTAACCAATCTTTATTGTTTAAATCTAAGAAGGCAAGCTACTATATCGATGAGATTATGAAAATGAAGAAGGCTAAACAACCCGTTAATTTCATCGTGATACGTATGAAGCCAGATGGCACTATGTTAAGTATGGTCAATACGAAAGTAACTATCGAAGATTTAAATACAGAAGAAGCCTGGCAACATGGTTTTGATGTTTACTTAGATATCGTATTAAAAGAATGGAAATCATACGGTACTAAGAAGTTAACGACGACCGAAAATGCTGACGGTACTAAAACACAAAAAACAGAACAGACTCGAGAATCTGCTAAGACGCCTAATAAGAATGTCGAAGCTCCTTCTGGCGGCATTAAATCGACATTACAACGCGTTATTAAGAAAGAGTTAGGTAACACTAATAATTTATTTGCGATAGCGGCTTTAAATAAAGTAACGGTACCTTGTTATTTAGCCGGTAAACAAGCGTTACAGTTATACGAGAATGGTAAAGGAGTTAAATAATGGCGGCAACTACTCAAACATTAACAGTTAAGCCAGCTCCTTTATTAGCCGACTATTCGTTAATCATAAAAAACGATAAAGGAGAGTTCCTTATCGATCCTCAAGACGGGGTTACGTTAGATCGTAGTCCCGATCTTGCTCCGGCTAAACTTAAATTTAAAGTCTTTAAAGACGAAGTACTCGATTTCGAAGAAGGGAATCAAGTTACGTTCGCCGTCAACGGTGAAGTTATCTTCGTCGGCTATGTATTTGAAAAGAGTCGTAGTAAGTCACGATTTATCGAAGTCTTATGCTACGACCAGCTTCGTTATTTAAAATCGTATGGATGCTACGTATTCGATAATACGAAAACAGCTTCGGAACGTATTAAAGCCTTATGTGACGATTTCGGTATTAAAGTCGGCGATATAGTCGATACGAAAGTTAAGATCGATCATGTATTCGATAATAAAACGGTACAAGATATTATTCAGACGCTCCTTATGAAATCGACTATCGCATCTCCCGTTAACGACAAGACGAAACATAAACCGATCTATGTCGTATACGACGATAAAGGTCTTCTATATATAAAAGAGATGGACGATATGATCACCGAAGTCTTGATCGACGAAACTCAAGTCGAAGACTACGAATATGTATCGTCAATCGATAAAAATACCTATACTCAATTATTAGTAGTACGTGAAGCGCCTGTTAAAGGCAAGAATAAGAAAGAATTGTTGCGTACTGGTGGCGCATATTGTAACGATAACATTAAACGCTGGGGCGTACTTCAAAAAGTGTATAAACCCGATGAGAAAGATGTTAATGCTATCGACAAGGCGAAGAAGATGTTAGAGTCTTTATCTAAAAAAACTCATACCTTACGACTAAGAGGAGTATTAGGTGACACATCGCTAAGACCTGGTAGCGGCATCTACGTTAATTTTAATTTAGGTGATCAGTTGTTAAACGAATTAGTATATGTTAATGCAGTCGAACATACTTTTAAAAATAATGAACACCGAATGGATTTAGAGTTGATTTACTTCGACAAACAACAGCCTAAAATCGAAACGAAAGATTATGGCGATGCTGAAGTTAGAAAACGTATCGAAGAATATAACAAAAGTAAGCATAAATCTAGTAAGTCTTCGCCTAGCGCGTCTAAAACGTCGAATGCGACTAATTCACAAGTTCAAGCTGGTATGAGTGCTATCGAAGGTACTTCTTATCCGGTCGATCCTTCTAATGGATGTGTTAACCGTGCTTTAGCCGGTGCTAGTTACTATAACGCAGATTGCGCCGATCTATATAATCAAGGGATCGATAATGTCGATGATATGGAAACTGGTTTAAATGCTAAAGGTTATGTTTCTGAAGCATATACTGGACAAGCTAATGCTGGCGATATATTAGTATACGGCGACAATCAACACGTCGTTATTGCTGACGGTAACGGTGGTTTCGTCGGGAATAGTACTAGTCGTGGTTACGTTATTCAAGGGAACGACGTTAATTATGCATTCCGTAACGGTGTAGCTCCGGTAAAAATCATAAGAACGGGTGTTAAATAATGAACAACGATTATAATAAAATACTTAATTTATTTAAAGAAATAGCTACGAATACGATAGATAGTGCTGTTCCGGTAAGTATTTTAATAGGCTCTGTAACACAAGTTAACCCGTTAGTTATCTCGTTAGGAGCTAATTTACCGATCCCGGAAGAACGTATCGTATTAACGAAAAATACATGTGAATGGACGATGGAAATGTCCGTCGATCATATCACAGAAAATAGGTCCGGTGGCGGTGGCTACGCAGAATTTGCTAGTCATAACCACGAATATAAGGGCCGTAAGAAGTACTTAGTACATAATCAATTACAAGTAGGCGATAAAGTACTATTAATTCAAGAAACCGGCGGGCAACGATATATTGCTTTAGACCGTTTATATAATCCGAATGTGGGGTGTACGACTAAATAATGGCACTTACTCCATCTAATTCTAACTACGACGTTTTCGATCCGACTCTAATTAGGAAAGAACCTTCTTATACGTTTAGAGTACGATACGAAGACGACTATAAACTACTCGACATGTGTGACGATATCGAAGCCATGAAGCAAGCAATTTACAAAATCATTAATACGCCACGATATAAATATCTTATTTATAGTTGGGACTACGGTATAGAACTCGAAGATTTAATCGGCGAAGCTATACCGTATGTTTATGCCCTAATCGAGCAACGTATTAAAGAAGCTTTACTCCATGACGATAGAATCACCGATGTCTATGACTTTGAATTTTCTAATGATGAAGGTTCAGTCTTATGTATATTTACATGCGACACCATATACGGTGTTATTAGCAATATCAGTAAGGAGATTAACGTTTAATGTACGAGAATAAAACATACGAAAATCTATTAGCCGATATGCTATATCGTGTTAACTCTAAATACGATAAACGTGAAGGCTCTATGATTTATGATGGTGTAGCTCCGGCCGCGTTTGAATTTGCCGAAGCTTACATCATGGCAAGAGCTATTATTAAACAAACGTATGCTAAGACCGCCGATCGCGATTTCTTAGCGTTACGTGCAATCGAATTTAATATCGTCCCTCGTGAAGCTACATATGCCGAAGTTAAAGGTAAATTTAGCCAGGCAGTCGACATCGGTACTCGTTTCAATTATGAGGATCTTAACTTCCGAGTAACAGACGTTATTGATTTATCTAACAACGAATTTAAATTAATATGCGAAACTCCTGGAGCTAAAGGTAACTATTGTATAGGTCGTATAACACCTATTAATACGATACCTGGGTTACAGAATGCCGAAATTAAAGAAGTATTAGTACCGGGGCAAGACGAAGAAGATACGGAAGCTTTCCGTGAACGCTATATCCGAGCATTAAAATCTAAAGCTTACGGTGGTAACGGCGCCGATTACAAAGAAAAGGTATTAACGATTGCCGGTACTGGTGGTTCTAAGATATACCGATGCTGGAACGGTGGCGGTACGGTTAAGGTCGTTATTATTAATAACGAATTTAATAAGCCGTCGCAAGAGCTCGTCAAAGAAGTACAGAATGTCTTCGATCCAACACCTAATCAAGGTAAAGGATATGGCTTAGCTCCGATCGGTCATACGGTTACGGTCGAAGCTGCCGAAGAAGTCGTTATTAACTACGAGATTCCGGTCGTTATGGCTGCCGGTCATGAACCGAACGAAATTAAAGAAGAACTTACTAAGCGTATAGAAGAGCGTTTGAAAGCACGTCGTAAAGAATGGACGACGCAAGACGAGAATCAATATCTTACAGTACGTACTTCTATCGTGACTTCCTTAGCAGTCGATTTAGATAAAGTAGTCGATGTAGGCGATATTAAAATTAACGGTCAGAAAGTTAAGCGCCTCGATTTACGCCCTAATCAAATACCTAAACTCGGTACTGTGACGTTAATCAAGGGTTAATCATTATGACAGTATTCGATAATTATAAACGCATCATCGATTTATCCGAATTTGCCGTTCCGGTATCGGGTAACGTCGCCGAGATGCAAGAAATATACAGAGTCGAAAGTATCGAGATGCAAGCCTTATGGAACACGATGGTCGAGATCTTTAGAGAACAGTTTATTATGACCGCTGAAAGTTTCGGCTTATCACAATGGGAATCTATATTGGATATTATCCCCGAGGTGGACGATACGATCGACGATCGACGCTTTAATATCTTATTAGAGTTAGCCGGTCAACGTCCTTATACCGAAATTAAGCTAAGAGAACTTCTCGACGGTATTTGCGGTAAAGGAAACTATCAGATAATCGAGGATTATAAGAACTATAACGTTCATTTTAAGGTAGCTCTCGGCGTTAAACGTCAACGTGAAGCCGTCAATAAGCTATTAAGAGATTTAATTCCGATGAATCTAATATACGAAGTCGATCTGCTCTATAACCGTCATATCGATTTATCAAGATATACGCATAAGGAACTCGCACAATTTAATCATTTTGCATTAAACCAGGAGGTTCTACCTAAGTAATGGCAACATATACTAAGAACTTAAAACTATTAAAACCAGCCGAAAACGAAAAATACGACGTAAACCTCAGAAATGAAAACTGGGACAAAATCGATGCTTCTGTCGGTAATTATACTGACGGGATCAAGAAGCATAAAGAAGCTAGTCCTATCGACCATCCAGATGGCTCCGTTACGACTCCGAAGTTACGCGATAAATGCGTTACGCTAGCTAAGCTTAGCGAAGAACTTAATTTAAAACTACAGAATGACTTCGTTAAGCGTAGTGGCGATACAATGCAAGGCAATTTAACGCTTAACAATTCAAGTATTGGATTTAATAATGGAACTGGCATTTATGATACAAAAATTAGAATTGCATCTAATGGCAATTTTGACATTGGTGTAACTGAAGATAACTCTAATAAAAATGCTACTTCTCAACTATTGCTACACAGTCAAAATAAACCTAAATGGTACAATTCGGCTAATGGTGGAAAAGTATTAGCGACTGAAGAGTATGTTAATACCGAAACAGCTAAATACCTACCGTTAGCCGGCGGCACGATGAAAGGCGATATTACATTTAAACGTAACCAATCATCTATTAAGTTAGATGGTGGCCCTAATAAAATGCATTCTATCAGCATAGGCGGCACTAACGGCGAAAATCTCGATATTGGATCTGCTCAACAAACATCAGAAGCTAACCTATGCTGTTATAATCGTCCAGGCTGGTACGGTAAAGATAAGACTAATACGTTTAAACCTTTCTTATTTGACGACGATATGGTAATTACATCTGGTACTATTGCTCATGACCAATTACTACCGATCCCGGAAGGTTTCCGTGAAGACGAATGCCATTGGATATTAACCGTAGCTGAGTCTACCTCTAATCTCGGTGAACAGAATGGCAGAATACACATAGAAAGTGGTTCTTTCGGCGTAAATGTAATCTGTAAACGTGAGGGCCGTAAGGTTAAAGTAGGTACACAATATCATACTGGCTCTGGGAATGTAGACTACTACCGAGGCAAAAGTTTTTTACCTGGCGTAGCTAACTATGTATGTATTTGTCGACGTCGTTTTCAGTAAGGAGTTTAGATAATGGAACAAGTTAAACGTAAAGACGAAACTTTATATATTGGCTCCGACTGGTCTCGTGTATACGAAATTAAAGGCATGGATCTTAAAGATGCGACTGCTATATGTAAATTCCGCGATACTAACGATACTTTACTAATTGAAGCCGAGTGTACCGTACAAGACAATCGCATTTATCTAACCGTTAAATCTGCCCTTAGTCTTAAGATACCTAGAGGCGTTAAGCAAGGTAAATACGATATCTTCCTTATTGGTAGTACATATACCTATAAGATTATGATGGGTTCTATCACGTTCGTACCCGATGTTTCTATGCACTAGGAGATTGATATATGGACAAATTAGAAGTTATTACGATCGAACCGAGCACACCGAAGGTGTTGGATGTTACAATCCCGTCCTCTAACGTAATCGGTGCTGGATATATAGCGGGCCCGCAAGGTAAGGATGGCTTACCTGGTCCTCAAGGCCCACAAGGTTTACAGGGGCCTCAAGGTGAACCTGGTCCAAAAGGTGAAGTCGGTCCACAAGGACCGCCTGGTGCTCCAGGCCCGAAAGGAGATACTGGTGAACGTGGTCCAGCTGGCCCGCAAGGTAACGATGGCTTACCTGGTCCGAAAGGTGAACAAGGTCCTAAAGGTGCTGACGGTATTCAAGGTCCTATTGGACCTAAAGGCGATACTGGTTTAACTGGCCCTAAAGGTAATGATGGACAACCCGGTCCTGCTGGTCCAAAGGGAGATCCAGGCCCGAAGGGCGATCCCGGCATACAAGGTCCGACTGGCCTTCAAGGTTTAAAAGGTGATCCTGGTCCTATCGGTCTACAAGGGCCTAAAGGTAATGATGGGCAACCTGGTCCGGCTGGTCCAAAGGGAGATAAAGGCGATCCATTTAAATTCAGTGATTTTACTCCTCAACAATTAGCTCAGCTTAAGGGCCCTAAAGGTGACACTGGTCCGGCTGGTCCTCAAGGTATACAAGGACCTCCAGGGCCAGCTGGTTCTGGTGGTGGAGCTGGTGGTAGCGTAGATTTATCGGATTATACGACTAA